TGCAGCCGCCCAATCATCCTTGGAAGGAAAAGGCGTGCCAGACCAGCTCCCCTCGGACGCAACCGATTGCCTGCGAGCTGCCAGTCAACTTGCTGACACCAAAACCCAGCCTTGAAGAGCGCTGCCCTACCAGCCTGATTCAGGAATGCGAGGAAGCCATGGAGGATGTACCTGCGGCCATGAAGTTACATGAGAACGCCAAATCCGCCAAAAGTATTGAAGACGAAGCGCCATCCGTTACCTATCCTGCCTATCCACCCTTGAGCCAGTTCTATATCGATCAAATTCAGGCCGAGGAAACCGCTATCCGCAATCACCCGACCGAACACCACGGCTGCAATGGCCGCTGTCGCCAAGCTGGAAAGGATCAACCCAAACCTGTCACCACCACGCAACCCCGTCCGCTCCCCCGTCTGCCCAAGGATTACACGGCCCGCATCAAGGTCGGCATTTATGCCGATTCAGACAATGCCTTTCTAACCATCATTGCAGAAGACGAAGGCTCAGGGGCCTTTTGGACCCTGGAAACCAAAGGCGGACGCCTGTCCTTCGATCAAGGCGAGGCCGATTGGCTGCCGCAATTGGGCGACGGCCTGGCGCAGCTCCTCGACACCCTCAACGGCCGCCCATTAACCCAACCGGAAAACTGACCATGAACGCACCGATCGCTTTTTCACCGACCGATATCGACTTTGTTGCCTGGGAATTGCTGGAAGCTAAGCGCCTGGAGGACGAGGCCCGAGCGCGGCGGCTTGAAGTTGAAGCCCGCCTGATCGATCTGATCGGCGTCAAGGAGGAGGGTACCACCTCCATCAAGACCGCCTATTTCAAGGCGTCCACCACCGGCAGTCTGACGCGAACCCTGGTGAAGGATTGGGAGGGGGTGTTCGCGCAATTGCCGGACTGGGTGACGGACACGGTGATCCGCTACAAGTATGAGGTCGCCGTCAGTGGCTTGAAGGAAATCGCGACTAAGGCCCCCAATCTCTATGCCGAATGCCTCAAGGCCATTGTCACCAAGCCGGCCAAGCCGGCGGTGAAGGTGGAGTTGCTGGAGGGGATGGCGTGAATAACAGCACCCGCATGAACCTGGCCAACCTGGTGGTTGGCCGCCAGCAACGGCCCTTGCGCATCGTCATCTACGGCGTGGACGGCATTGGCAAATCGAGCTTTGCCGCCAGCGCGCCGGCGCCGATCTTTATCAGTGCCGAGGATGGCACCGCCCACCTGGACGTGACGCGCTTTCCGATGCCGGAAAGCTGGAACGACATCATGGACGCCATTGGCGTTTTGTACGATCAGCCGCATGAGTTCAAGACGCTGGTGATTGACTCGGCCGATTGGGCGGAACAGATCGCCCGCGATGCGGTGTGCATCGAAAACCGGGTAGCCTCGATTGAAAGCATCCCTTACGGCAAGGGCTGGGTGTTTGCCCAGGAGAAGTTCTCGCAGTTGCTGCGCGCGCTGGATGCGCTCTATGCCAAGGGCATGAACATCATTGTCGTCGCCCATGCCCAGATCAAGCCGTTCAATGACCCCGAGCATGAGGCCTTTGATCGCTACATGCTCAAGCTCGACAAGCGCACCGACCCGCTGTTTCGCGAATGGGCCGATTACGTGTTGTTTGCCAATTGGGACACCCGGGTCGAGCAACCGACGGACAGCAAGGGCAAGCCCCTGCCGGGCGTCGAGGGCAAGGCCAAGGGGCGCTCTTACGGCAAGCGCCTGCTCTATACCCAGCGCTCGGCGGCTTTCGATGCCAAGCGCCGTTTCAATATCCCCGATCGCATGGAACTGGATTGGGGCCTGTTTTGGTCCGCGCATCACGACGCGGCCGGCACACCCACCAACGAGCACTCACCGAGGACCTGACGATGACTTACTACAGCCATGCCAACTATCAGACGACCGATGACCTGGATATCGATCTCTCTACCGTGGAAGAGGCGCCCCCCTTCGAGCCGATCCCGCCGGGGGACTATGTCCTGCAATGCGTCGGCGTGGAGGCGACTTACAGCAAGGCGGGCAATCGCATGATCAAGGCCCAGTTTCAGGTGATCGGCGGCGCGCATGACAACCGCCGCATCTTTGAGGTCTTCAACATCAGCCACGCCAACCCCGAGGTGGTGACGATTGCCCAGCGCAGCATCAAGGCCTGGGCGATGGCTTGCGGCTATACCGGCAACGAGCGCCTGTCCATGGCGATGCTGCAATCCATGGAGGGGCGCGAGTTCATCGGCAACGTCAAGGTGGACAAGGACAAGAGCGGCCAGTACCAGGACAGCAACCGGCTGCGCGGGTACAAGCCCCTGCCCGGGGCGGTGGCCCCCGCTCATGCCGTCCCCGCTCAGGCCGCCCCAACGGCCGCCACGCGGCCCGCTGAGCCCGCCCAGGTGCCGCCCACCCCGCCCCAGGCCAGCCGCATGCCACCGCCCCAGGCGCAGCCTCAGGCGCCCGCTGGCGCGCCCAAGCGGCCCTGGGAGCGTTAATGCACCTGCGGCCTTATCAGCAGGCTGCCTTGGATGCCCTGTTCGCCTGGTGGGCGGCTGGGCGCCAGGGCGAGGACCCGCTGGTATGCCTGCCGACGGCGGCGGGCAAGACGGTGATCTTCTGCGCCCTGATCCGCCGCCTGCTGGCCGAGTACCCGGGGGTGTCGGTGCTGATTCTGGCCCACCGCCAGGAGCTGATCAGCCAGGCCGAGGCCAAGCTGCGCCATGTCTGGCCCACCGCCCCGGTGGGGGTCTTTGCCGCCAGCCTGGGCAGACGCGAGGTGCGGCCGATCACCATCGCCAGCCGCGACACCATCGCCCCGGTGGTGAGCGAGGTGGGGCAGTTCACCTTTCTGATCATCGACGAGGCCCACCGCATCTCGGTGAAGGATGAGGGGCGCTACCGCAAGCTGATCAGCGCCCTGCGCGGGCAGTATGAGGACCTGGTGGTGATCGGCTTTACCGCCACGCCCTTCCGTCTGGGACAGGGGCGCATCTATGGCCCCGGCAAGCCCTTTGCCGATCTTGCCTTTCACGTCGGCATGCTGGACCTGATCCAGCAGGGCTACCTGGCGCCCCTGACTTCGCTGGCGCCGGCCCAGGGGGCGATTGACACCGAGGGTGTCAAGACCACCGCCGGCGACTTCAACGAGCGCCAGTTGGAAGAACGCGCCACTGCCGAGGGCATCATCGATGCCGCCCTCGACGAATGGCAGGCGACGGCCTATGCCGCCGGGCGCCAGGCCAGCGTCTTTTTTTGCGTGTCCATCCTCCATGCCGGGCTGGTGCAGGAGGCCCTGCTGCGGCGGGGCATCCTGGCCGCTACCGTCAGTGGCGAGACCCCGGCGGGGGAACGCGAACAGTTGTTGGCCAAATTCGCCGCCGGGGTCTTCCCGGCCCTGTGCAACGTCGGCGTGCTCACCGAGGGCTGGGATTGCCCGCGCACCGACTGCATCGTGCTGTTGCGACCGACCCGCTCGGCTGCGCTCTATGTGCAGATGGTGGGCCGGGGCTTGCGCCTCTCCCCCGAGACCGGCAAGACGGACTGCCTGATCCTCGACTTTGGCGGCAACATCGAGCGCCTGGGGCCGGTGGATCAGGCCGATGAAAGGGAACCCAAGGCCCGTAAGTCCAAGCCCTGCCAGGCCTGCGGGCGGATCAACGAGCCCGATGCGCAAGCCTGCAGCGCCTGCGGCACCCTGCTCAATCAGGAGGCGGCCTATCGCCGCTGCGGCGACTGGGATCCGGCCGCCAGCCGGTTCGTCAACGGCTGCGGCCACAAGAATCCCACCGCGGCGGTCAAGTGCGAGCAGTGCGGCCAACTGTTCATCCGCCACGAGGCGACGGCCCAGCGCGGCGGGCTGATCTCCAGCGAGCGCCGCTATGAGGCCTTCGAGGTCGAGCGCCTGTCCTGGCGCGTCGCCTATAGCCAGAAAAACGGCCAGCCCTATCTGCGCCTGGCCTATCACTGCGGGCTGTTCGAGACCTTCTACCGCAATTTGATGATCGGTTATGCCGGCTATGCCGGGCAGAAGGCCGCCCTGGAATGGGCCGGCCTGACCACGCGGGGGACCTCGCCCATGACCCCGGAACAGGCCGCCGGGTGGCTAGACCTGGGCGAGGAAAGCCTACGCCCGCCACGGCGCATCCTGGTGGATGTGGCCAGTCGTTGGAAAGACATCGTGAGGATTGACTATGAGCCTGACCCTGCCTGAGGCCGCGGCGGCGGCTGCCACCATGACGGCGCAGACCCCGGCGGCGCCCCCAGCCGGACGGCCCCAAACGCCGGTGGCTGCACCGGTGCCGGCCGCTGATCTGCCCGCCGACGCGCCCCTCTTCCCCGAACCGCCGCCGATCCTGGCGGCCCTGGATGCGGCCATCACCGCCGATATCGCCACCCGCGCCGGCCGCGGCCACCTGGGCATGTCGCAGATCGGCAAGGCCGACGGCCGCACCCTGTGGTTGCAGTTTCGCGGCTGCCTGCCGGAGGAACACAGCCCGCGTACCGAGCGCATTTTCCGCCTGGGGGACGCCATCGAGCAGGAGATCATCCGCTACCTGCGGCAGATCCCCGGCGTGGAGCTGCACACCCGCGACCCCGAGGGCCAGCAGTTTCGCTTTGCCTATTTCGGCGGCCACTTTGGCGGCTCGATGGACGGCGCCATCATCGGCCTGCCCGAGGCTTCCAAGACCTGGCATGTGTTCGAGGCCAAGAGCGTATCGGCTAAGCGCTTCAACGAGTTGGAGAAAAAGGGCGTCCAGGCCTGGAGTGCCGAATACTTCGCGCAACTCCAGTGCTACATGGGCTCCTCCGGCATGGAGCGCGCCTTGTTCGTCGCCTATTGCAAGGACGACTCGCGGCTCTATGCCGAGCGGGTGCGCTTTGAGCCCATGACCTGGGACGCCCTGCTGGCCAAGGCCGAGCGCTTGCTGGAGGCCGAGGCCCCGCCCGCCAGCAGTTATCGCGATCCCAGTTGGTATGAAGCCAAGTGGATGCCGCCCATCGCCGCCGCCGTCTATTGGGGCGAGCGCCTGCCACCCGTGGCGCATTGCCGCAATTGCCGCTTTTCGACGCCCGACTTGCGCAGTGAAGACCTGGGGGGCCATTGGCTGTGCGCCATGGCCGGCGAGGAGATCCCGCCCGCGGTGGTCGCTCAGGGCTGCCAGTGGCATCAATGGATTCATGCCCTCTGCCCGCTGCCGGTCGTCGCCGCGGACGCGGACAAGACCGTCTACGCCCTCCCCGATGGACGCCACATCGCCAACGGCCCGGAGGGCTATGCCAGCCAGGAATTGGCCGAGGCCAGCAAGGGCGG